ATTCATAACGAACCATGTGAGATTGCCCATAGCTAACTGCTCTAAAGCTTCGGACACTAGAACCCTACACATCTTGAGGGTTGTAGCCCGATATTCCTTGCCACACACAGTAGCAGTCCATACATTTTTGTATTTCCCAGTGCGAGTCAGAACTCGCTTCTTGGTATATACAGTAAGGGTTGTAGCCCTATCGTAGTAGTGTTCAGTGGTCATATTTTTCTCCTAGCAGATGAATTAAATTTGAACTACCTAGTAATTAGATCATGAAATACTTGACTTGCACAACTTTATTTAAAATATTTTTTAGCCCTTACTGGATAAGGCTTGCAGGGCGATTGATTGGTGGTTAAAACCCGATACTTGTGAATCAGTGGGCAGAAAAGGATAAAGCAGGGGATTGTAGGACGCTAAAAGGCGGTGGTTTGTAGATAGCGAAGCGGAACAGTGTGGATACTGCTATAGAGAGAAGAACACATAGGAGGAGTAATACTTGATGTCCTTTATAGAACTGTCCTATACTCAGGGGTAATGAATACTCAGGTGATACCTATGAAGAGACTAACCAAGAAAGAGATAGCTGAAGGCATGAAGGCAGTGCCGATTGAGAGGATTATTCTAGGTGCTACCAGTGCCAATGGAATCAAGCTTACCAAGAAACAAAAGGCTTTCGCAGAGTCTGTAGTCGCAACTGGGAACAAGTCTGAAGCTTACCGATTGAGTCATGACACTAAGGGCAAACGGACTACAGTAGCCAGTGAAGCCAATAAGCTTTCGAAGAACCCTAATGTAGCCACTTACATCTTGGCTCTAGAAGCCCATAAAGAGGTGGAGGAATATCTATTACCTGCTCGTTTGAGGAGCATGGCAATCCATAAACTATCCTCAATGGCTCTCAATGATGCCCTGCCACCTGCTCAACAACTCAAAGCTTTGGAGCTTGTGGGCAAGATGAGTGATGTCCAACTCTTCTCTGAAAGGCGTGAGGTGGTGCATAGCCTAGACTCTTCAGTCCTAAAGGCAAAGCTATTGGAAGCGGTGCAACTTGCTATTGCCAACAGTAAGAACATTAGGCAATCAACCAAGAGGACGGCTCAAGAACTACTGGCAGAGATTAGTGAACCAGTAGATGTAGAGTCTCGTGAGGTGCAAGAGGAGGATAAAGAAGAACCAAGTGTTCCTAACAATGATGGGGATGGCATCGTGGATGGCATTTCCCCGACCCCACACACCCCCACTGCCCAATTTTTTCCCAGCGATACGGCTGGTCACTTGCATAGTAATCCAGACAAAGAATTCCGTTCCAATCCGTCAACCCTAACAGGTGTTAGAGTTGAAATTCCTTTAGAATCAGATACTTCCGAGGCTCTAAGGGAAAACCCTAAGGGGGAGGGGGTATCAAATTTAGGACAAACGCCACTAAAAATTTCTACAGAAACACCCCCCATATCAAATTGGGTAGAAAATGACGGGGGGGTAGTAAAAAATGTTTAACGGGGACATTCGTAAACAAGAAGTAGAGTTAATAATGGCTAGGGTTAGAAAGATGTCCTTAGCTCAAATGAAATCTTTGTATCACCAGATAGCCCAGCATCACGATGCTCTAGTGTTAAAGCAAGACCCTAAGTGGTTAAAACCAGGGGGGTCGCAGGGGGGCGACAAACACTGGGAGAATTACCTATGAGATCAGTACACGCTATAGAGAAAGACATTACTAGGATAACTAACATCCTTAAAAGCCTGTTAATGGAAAAAAAATTAACTGTACAACAACTGGCGGGGTTAGAGGCTAGTTCGCAGATTTTGACGGAAAAGCTAATGGAACGGCTAAGACACCATGAGGACTGTGGCAAATGACACCAGCGCAAAAAGAAACCTTTCACATCATTGAGAAGTGGTGGGCAGACTATGGGTTTGGTCCTACGATAGATGACATCATGTTTATGACTGGCGAAAAGGGTCGAGGGAACGTGGCTCGTAAAATGAAACGGTTAATAGAACTGGGGATCTGCAAGGGGGACACACGCTATACCCGTAGTATTCGTCCTTCTTATATTAAATTCAGGAACTTAAATGGATGAGTTAATGCAGATTCTGAGCTTGCTGCCTGAGGAGGAGCAAGAACCACTGCGCCCCCTAGCGGAGGCTTATCAAAATGCCGTTACCCGTGAAGAAGGTCAGATTGACTTTATGACCTTTGTGCAGACCATGTGGCCTGGGTTTATCCACGGACAACACCATGCTTTGATGGCTACCAAATTTGAGGAGATTGCCAGTGGAAAAACCAAACGTCTTATTATTAATATGCCGCCACGTCATACAAAATCCGAGTTTGCATCTTATCTCCTTCCTGCTTGGTATCTTGGCAGATTCCCTAATCGTAAAATTATTCAATGTTCCAACACTGCTGAACTGGCAGTAGGTTTTGGACGGAAAGTGAGGAACTTAGTTGACAGTGAACGCTATACGAAAGTCTTTCCAAATGTCGCTCTTCGATCTGACTCTAAGGCTGCTGGTCGTTGGGCTACTAATGCCAATGGCGATTACTTTGCTATTGGTGTGGGCGGTACTGTTACTGGTAAAGGTGCGGATCTGCTCATTATTGATGACCCGCACTCTGAACAAGAAGCCGCAATAGCCGCAACCAACCCCGAAGTTTACGATAAGGTATATGAATGGTATGGATCTGGTCCTCGCCAGCGTCTCCAGCCTGGAGGATCAATCGTAGTTGTGATGACCCGTTGGTCTAAGCGTGACCTAACAGGTAAGATCTGCCAATCCATGATTGACCGTGACGGTGATGAATGGGAGATTATTAGCCTTCCAGCTATCAAGCGTAACGAGAAACCACTATGGCCCGAATTCTGGTCTTATGAAGAACTGTGTAAGTTACGGGAAGAATTACCGCTTCCTAAATGGCAAGCACAGTATCAACAAGACCCAACCTCTGAAGAAGGTGCGTTAGTTAAGCGAGAATGGTGGCAAATTTGGGAAGCAGAAAGACCGCCTCCTTGTAAATTTATCATTCAGTCTTGGGATACTGCGTTTACTAAAAACGAGCGTTCTGACTACTCAGCTTGTACAACCTGGGGTGTCTTCCACAAAGACGAGAACGAGAACGACCCGCATATTATTTTGCTTGATGCCTTAAAAGAACGGTTAGAGTTCCCAGAACTTAAAACCCGTGCCTTTGAGATGTATAAAGAATGGGAACCTGATGCGTGTATTGTTGAGGCAAAAGCTTCTGGATCACCACTTATTTTTGAATTAAGGCGTATGGGCGTACCCATTCAGGAGTACACTCCTACTCGTGGTAATGATAAGATTTCACGGGTAAATGCTATTTCCGACTTGTTTGCTTCAGGTAAGGTCTGGTGTCCTAGAAAACGCTGGGCAGAAGAAGTCGTAGAAGAACTGGCTGCTTTCCCAAACTCAGACCACGATGACTTAGTGGACTCTACAACTCAAGCTTTGCTCCGTTTTAGAAAAGGTGGCTTTATTAATTTGCCTACGGATGAACCCGATGAACCTCGTGAGTTCCGTAGAAAAGTAGCCTATTACTAATATTCGGAATAGAATAAACAAACTTAAAAGGAACACCTATGCCAATAGATAAAGCTCTCTACGAAGCCCCACAGGGACTAGGCGCAATTGAAGGACCAGATATTGAGATTGAAATTGAAGACCCTGAGGCAGTCCGTATTGACATGGATGGAATGGAAATTGAAATCCGTCCAGGCGAAGAAGAAGATTTTGGCAAAAACTTGGCAGAATTGCTTTCAGATTCAGTATTACAAACTTTAGGTTCTGAGTTAGTAGAAGACTTTGGCAGCGACATTGATTCTAGAAAAGACTGGATTCAAACTTATGTAGACGGCTTAGAACTCTTAGGTTTAAAAATTGAAGAGCGTTCAGAGCCTTGGGAAGGCGCTTGCGGTGTTTACCATCCTATCTTGGCTGAAGCTGTGGTTAAGTTCCAAGCTGAAACCATTATGGAAACCTTTCCAGCCGCTGGTCCAGTAAAGACCCAAATTATCGGTAAAGAGACCCCAGAGAAAAAAGATGCAGCAGTTCGTGTTCAAGAAGACATGAACTATGAGATTACAGACGTTATGCAAGAATACCGCCCAGAACACGAGCGTATGCTCTGGGGCATGGGATTGTCTGGCAACGGTTTTAAAAAGGTGTATGAGGATGCCCAGTTAGGACGGCAAGTCTCTATGTACGTTACTGCCGATGACCTAGTAGTTCCTTATGGCGCATCAAACTTAGAAACTGCAGAACGTATTACCCATGTTATGCGCAAGACCGAAAACGAAATGCGCAAACTGCAGGTATCAGGCTTTTACCGTGATGTAGAGCTTGGAGACCCAGTTAATAACCTAGATGAAGTAGAAAAGAAAATTGCTGAAAAGTTAGGGTTTAGAGCATCAACTGATGACCGATTCAAGGTCTTGGAAATGCACGTTGACCTAGACTTAGAAGGTTATGAGCATACAGACAAAGACGGTGAGCCTACGGGCATCGCCTTACCTTACGTTGTTACGATTGAAAAGAATACATCCACTATTCTTTCAATCAGACGTAACTGGAGGGAAAATGATAAAACGCATCAAAAGAGGCAACATTTTGTCCACTATGGGTATATACCTGGTTTTGGTTTCTACTGTTTTGGTATTGTCCATCTTCTCGGTGCTTTTGCTAAATCTGGCACTTCAATACTTCGCCAGCTCGTTGATGCAGGGTCACTTGCAAACTTGCCAGGTGGCTTTAAGACCCGTGGCTTGCGTGTCAAAGGCGATGACACCCCGATAGCCCCAGGTGAGTTCCGTGACGTAGACGTTCCAAGTGGTGCGATGAAAGACAACATCATGCCCCTGCCGTACAAGGAACCTAGCCAGACCTTGATCCAGTTACTTAATCAGATTATTGAAGACGGCAGAAGGTTTGCCTCTGCAGGAGACCTCAAGGTTTCCGATATGTCTAGCCAGTCTCCAGTAGGCACGACCCTAGCAATTTTAGAGCGCACTCTCAAAGTAATGTCGGCTATTCAAGCCCGTGTTCACTATGCAATGAAGCAGGAATTAAAGCTTCTTAAAGAGATTATTGAAAGCAACGCACCAGAAGAATACGCATACCAGCCAGAAACAGGTAGCCGTAAAGCCCGTAAGTCTGACTATGCAATGGTAAACATCATTCCTGTTAGTGACCCAAATGCAGCTACGATGAGCCAAAAAGTGGTTCAGTACCAAGCCGTTTTACAGTTATCTCAGACTGCGCCACAGCTTTATAACCTGCCATTTTTGCATCGCCAGATGTTAAATGTGCTGGGCATTAAAGATGCTCAAAAGCTTGTTCCTATGCCAGAGGATCAAAAGCCTTGTGATCCAATCACAGAGAACATGAACGCTCTTAAAAACAAGCCGTTAAAAGCCTTTATGTATCAAGATCACGAAGCCCACATCCGTGTGCATATGGCTGCTATGAATGATCCAAAGATTAAACAGGTTATTGGGCAAAACCCCCAAGCGCCTATGATGGTACAAGCTATGCAAGCCCATATTACAGAACACGTTGGCATGGAATACAGACGGCAAATGGAACAGCAAATGGGTATTCAGATCCCATACAGCGAAGACGGAGAAGAAAGTTTATCTCCAGAAATGGAAATGCAAATTTCTCGTATAGCAGTCCCCGTTGCCCAGCAGTTGCTCAATCAGAACCAAACCGCTATTGCAGCGCAACAAGCACAACAAGCAGCGCAAGATCCTATTGTTCAGATGCAGATGAAAGAATTGCAGCTTAAAGCCCAAGAAATCTCTATTAAAGAGAAGAAAATGGCAATGGATGCAGCTGCTAAAGCAGACCAGCTGGAGATTGAAAAAGAACGTATTGCAGCCCAGAAAGAAATTGCTGGTATGCAAGTTGGCGCTAAGACAGCCAAAGACAGGGCTGACTTGGCTTCTAAAGAGAAAATGGAAGGTATGCGAATTGGCGCACAGGTAGGGCAATCAAAAGCCCAAATGAACGCTAAAAGGCAAGAAGAAGCTGCCCGTTTAACAATTGATTTGCATAAGCACAATTCTCAACAGAAGAAAGACAAACCAAAGGCTAAAGAATGAAAGAAAAAATACTAGATCATCTAATCCAAAACCTAGATGAGAAAGTTCGGAGGCTCGAAGAGTCTCTGGGTACAGGCGAAGCTAACGACTACGCCCATTACCAAAGGATGTGCGGGGAGATTACAGGTCTTCTTACCGCCCGTCTCTACACATTAGACCTGAAAAAAAACTTGGAGAATTTTGATGAGTGAAATCATATTGGGTTCAAACCCCGATGATGTCAACGCAACTACCGTACTACCAGAAACAGACGAAGAAAAAGCCAAACAGCTACCAGAACCCTCAGGTTACCGCATCCTTTGCGCTATTCCTGATGCCGAAAAAACCTACGAAAGTGGGATTTTAAAGTCGGATATTGCAATGCACATGGAAGAAGTGCTTTCCACCGTGTTTTTTGTAGTAAAAATGGGTCCTGATTGCTACCAAGACAAAACCCGTTTCCCAAATGGGCCTTGGTGCAAAGTGGGTGACTTCATTTTAGCCAGACCAAACTCTGGTACTAGATTAAAAATCCACGGTAGGGAATTCCGAATAATCAATGATGATTCTGTCGAAGGTCTTGTAGAAGATCCTCGTGGAATTACTCGTGTTTAAGGAGTAAAACATGGCTACTTTTAAAGATGATGAGTTTAAATTTCCAGATGAA